AACTAATTCAAACAGAGAAATTGTTAAATGCACATCTCGTTCAGGAGATACATTAACGATTGTTAGAGCGCAAGAAGGAACAACGGCATACGCATTTAATACTAATGACGTTATTGAATTGCGTATTACAGCAGCAGAAATGACGCAAATAAATCAAATTGGGCCTGGAAATGCTTCTATTATGAAGAACCGCATTATCAATGGTGCGATGGTGATAGACCAAAGAAATTCTGGTGCTAGTGTTACTCAGACTACGGCAGTAAACTATTCTGTTGATAGATGGTTTGTCTATGGAACAGTAACCAGCAAATTTACAGCTCAACAAAACGCAGGTTCAATTACACCGCCAGCGGGGTTCATAAATTACATTGGCTGTGTTTCATCATCAGCATATTCAGTTTCTGCAAGCGATACATTTCAAGTAAGCCAAAGAATTGAAGGTTTAAACATTACCGATTTAGGATGGGGAACTGCAAACGCTAAAACAGTAACATTAAGTTTTTGGGCATATTCTAGTCTTACAGGAACTTTTGGTGGTTCGTTACAAAACTCCGCTGGAAATAGAAGCTACCCATTTAGTTATTCAATTCCTGTTGCAAATACATGGACACAAATAAGCATAACTATTGCTGGAGATACCACAGGAACTTGGTTGACTACTAATGGTAGTGGAATTCAATTATCTTTTAGCCTTGGTGTAGGCTCAACAGGAAGTGGAACTGCTGGTGCATGGGCTAGTTCAAATTACCTTTCAGCCACAGGAGCAACATCCGTAGTAGGAACAAGTGGTGCAACCTTTTACATTACTGGTGTTCAACTAGAAGTAGGAAGTAGTGCTACTGGATTTGAGTATCGTCAGTATGGTCAAGAGTTGGCTTTGTGTCAAAGGTATTTTTTAAATTTATATGGTGGAAGCGGTGCAGCATTACCTTATGCAATGGGATATAACACATCTACAACTTCTGCTAGAACATTAATTTCAATTCCTGTTTCAATGCGTAGCATTCCTACCTATACATCGTCAGGCGGAACAGATGTTATTGTTTCAAATGGTTCAACAATAAATGTAACATCTACCTCTGTAAATTCTTCTGCGCCAAATGCTATTTATGTAATTTATACAGTTGCAAGTGGTTTAACAGCATATCAAACTTGTGGACTTCAAACACCAACAAACCAAGTAACTTTATCTGCGGAGTTATAAATGTATAAACTAATTAAAGTTGATAGTGATTGTTTGCAAAATGTTCAGCGTGTTTCAGATGGTGCTTGTATTCCTTTTGATTTAAGCAATTCCGATTATGTTGCCTACCTTGCATGGGTAGCACAAGGCGGAGTTCCAACTCCTGCGGATGGGGCTTAAAAAATGGTAGCCGCATACACTCAATCCCGTGACAAAGTAATCCAAGGTGCCTTGCGTGTTTTAGGCGTTATTGGCGCAGGTGATGAACCCACCCCTTCTGATTATGACAATTGTTCCCAAGCCTTAAATCTGTATATTAAACAATTACAGACCAAAGGTATGCCATTATGGAAAGTAGAAGACCTACAAGTTCCTATGGTAATAGGACAGAATACTTATAATCTTGGCCCAACAGGTGATGTAGTCTGTACTCGTCCTTTAAGGGTTGTTATGGCGTTTATCCGTAACCCACAGAACCAAGATACAACCTTACAAGTCATTTCTCGCCAAGAATATATGCAGCAAGGTTATAAGCCTTCTCAAGGTATCCCTAATCAGGTCTACTATGACCCACAATTAAACAATGGTGTGTTGTACGTTTACGACACTCCTTCTGCAACAGGTTACACAATTCACCTACAGGTTCAGATGCCTGTAGATGACATCCTTACTCCAGGGGCTGTTCCTGACTTCCCTTCTGAATGGTTCAACTGCCTTAAATTTGGTTTGGCAGACCAATTATCCCTTGAGTATGGTGTTCCTGCACAAGTACGTGCTGAACTGGCTCAACGTGCCGCTAAACTAGAAGAAGTAATGACTGATTGGAGTCAAGAAGAGGCAAGTACAGCATTCTCACCATCTAACCGTTTCTATAGCTAATTATGGCAATATCTAGAATCCCTTGTGGTCATAACATAGGCTCAAGGGACGGTACCCTCGATAAAGATTCCAAAGTTGGTAATGCTATTATTGAAATTGAGAAAAAAGAATCAACCTCAATTGTTAAGCGTCCAGGATTAGTATCCTATCAAACCCCTACAACATCAGGAGCAGGACTTGGTATATTTGCCGCTGGTACTCACTTACTTAGCATTGTTGGAACTACCTTCTATGACAATGGAGTTGCTAATGCTACCTCTGTGGATGGTTCAGGGCCTTACAACTTCGTATACTCGGTAGACCAAACACAAGTATTTTTCAAAAATGACAATCATGGATATGTCTATGTTCTAGCATCTGGCACCATTATTGACCTTGCTGGCACCATTACGACGCAAAGCGGTACTACGAGCACTGGTAGCCCTACGGTAACATTATCTGCATCCAATCCGTTAATTCAGGTTGGTCAGGTGGTGTCAGGAACAGGAATTCCTGCTGGCACTTATGTCTTAACCGTATTTGGGACTACCCTAACTTTAAGTCAAAATGCTACAGCTACTGGAACCGCTACTCTTACCTTTACTACCTCTTATCCTGCTACTACTGTATCGGGTGCAGTGTTTGTGGATGGGTATTACGTTGTTGGCACTCCTCAAGGTCTGCTTTATAACTCTAACGTAGAAGACCCTACAACTTGGCAAGCCATTAACTACATTGGAGTAGTATCGGCTGCTGACCCATTATTGGCTATTGGACGTACGGCTAATTACATTGTTACCTTTGGTTCTTACCACATGGAGTTCTTCTATGATGCAGGAACATCCCCAGGTAGCCCATTATTGCCATACCAAAACTCTGTAATTCAGTTTGGTATTGCTTCCGAGTTCTCGTTAGTACAGATGGATAACACCCTGATATGGATGTCTACTGCAAGACAAAAGGGTTACCAAGTGATGGCTTTGTCAGGGCAAACAGCCCAAGTCATTTCAAACCAATACATCGAACGGATTATTAACCGTTGTGACCCAACACAGGCTTATGCTTTCAGCATTAAAATTTCAGGGCATTCCCTATACGTATTAACCCTTAGAGACTTAGGGTATACCCTAGTATATGACTTTGCTCAAAATGGCTGGACATATTGGTCTTCTATGGAAAATAACGTAGAGACTTATTTCTTGGGACAGTTTTATGCTAAATATGGCACTTTAGACCTGCTACAACACGTCAACACGGGAACTATTTACAAGTTTGACCCCAACACCTACCAAGACTACGGAAACCCTATAAACGTGTTTGTAAGGACTCCATTGGTTGATGGCGGTAATAACCTACGTAAGTTTTGGAAACAAGTACAGGTGGTCGGAGATAAGATTGATTCCTATGCTCTATTACGCTATACCTCTGACGATTACCAAACCTTTTCTGCGTGGCAGAACGTCAATCTAAATACTGCTAAATCCGAGGTCAATAGATTAGGTCAAGGGCGTAGACGTGCATATGACCTATTACACGCAGATAATGTACCATTAAGGCTTGAATATTTTGAAGTAGACGTTGAATCGGGCGATAGCTAACGCTGGGGGATTCGTGATTGAATATAAAGAAGAGACTTTTGACCAAGTTATTAACGAAATTAAACCATTATTGGAGCATCATTACGAAGAAATAGCATTAGATAAAGAGCATATTAAGCTCAATCCTGACTATGAAACATACAAAAAATTGTGTGATTCAGGGGTAATGAGGATTATAACTGCTAGAGATAATGGTAAGTTGGTAGGTTATTTGATAGTGATTATTAAGTACCATTTGCATTATAGAGATAGTTTGACGGCAATTGACGATATATTTTATGTAGATAAAAGTTATCGAAAAGGCTTGACTGGTGTAAAATTGTTCATTAAGACCGAGGAAATTCTTAAAAAGTATGGTGTCCAACGGGTCATTATGAACACTAAATTGCACCACGATGTTGGAGCAATATTTGACCGTTTAGGATATAAAGAAACTGAACGAGTGTTTACTAAGATTATAGGATAAGAATTATGGGAGTTTCCGCAGCAGTAGGAGCAGTAGTTGATACCCTTGGCGTAGCAGGTACCGCAGCAGCGGGAGCCGCAGTTGGCGCAGGAGTTGCAGCAGCTACAGGTGGTAATGCGCTACAAGGTGCTTTAATAGGCGGTACTGCAGGATTTGGTGGTGCTGAATTAGCTGGTGCCGCAGGATTAACTGGCGGTGCAGCAGCAACTACATCAGATATGATTGCTCAAGATGCCTTAAGTTTGCAAGCTCAAGGATTACCAGCAGACCAAATATCTCAAACTTTAGCTCAATCTTATAATCTTGACCCATATGCGGCTCAAAACATTGCTGGTATGGCAACTGGTGGGTCATCCGCCGCTCAAATATCAAGCACATTAGCATCCGATTATGGTGCAAATTTAACTGGTGTAACGCAAGGTGCTAGTGGTTTACAAGGTTTATTGGGAACTGCTAAAACTGGTGCTCAAATTATTGGCGGTTTGGGTCAAATGGCTGGCGGTGTTAGTTCATTAATGACTGGACAAAAAGTTGGACAATTAGCTCAAAAAGCTGACCCATTTGCACAATATCGCCCTGCGCTTGCTTCTCAATTAAATCAATTATTGCAAGACCCTAGTACAGTAACAACAACTCCTGGATACCAATTTAATCTTTCACAAGGATTACAAGCACAACAAGCTCAACAAGCCGCACAAGGTCGTTTAGTATCTGGAGGTGCATTGTTACAAGGTCAACAATTTGGACAACAATTAGCTGGCCAAACATATCAACAACAATTACAAAACTTGGCTAGTTTATCTGGCGCCAATCAAGCTCCTGCATCAGCCGCTACTGCACAAGCAGGATTATTGTCTGGTCAGGTTGGCGGAACCCTTGGCGGTGCTCAAGCACTTGCTCAAGGTCTTGGTGTATTAACTGGTCAAAGTCCATTAGACAGTTTGTACATGAACTACAACAAATCTTCACCTTCGGCATCGTAAGGAAAAATTATGGCAGGTTTAGGCACAGAACTTTATACATTAGCAACATCATTTGACCCTTATGGAGCATACAAAGCTGGTCAACGTGCTCCCGCTGAACAGCAATTACAAGATATTGCAGTGCAAGAACAATTAAAAGATGCTCAAGCTCAGCAAACACCATCATTAGGACAAATGGCTGGAGCACCGCAAGCTGGTATGCAAGCAGGCACAAGTCCTTTAGCTATGGGTGCTAAATCTATATTTGGTACTGATAAAGTAAAACTTGTTAATGATAATGGTCAAGAGACAATTGCTGGAAAAATTAACACAGAATATCAGCAAGCTGCAAAAGATAACCAAATAGCATCTAGTCTTGACTCAGATGCCATGAAAATTAAAAAAATTGCGACAACTGAAAGAGATGGTACTAAACGTGCCGAAATGTTAAACAAAGCATCAGAGATTGCTTTAAGAGCGCAAAGCATCAGAGAAAAAAACCAAAAATTGCAAGATAACTATAAAAAAGAATTTCAAGATACACAATCTCAAGGTCTTTTAAATATGGTTAATGCTAAGAATCAAGCACAAATTGACCAAGCTCGTAAAGATTATGAAGCTAAAACAGGATTACCTGTACCTGAGTTTTTGCCAACAAAGTATGACCCAGATTCTATGAAAGCCGCATTAAACAATCCAGCTATTCCTAAAGAAGTTGCCGATGCGGTTAAAAAAGATTTAAGAGAACAACAAACTGCTGAAGACCTACACAAAGAGCGGACAATTAATATTCAAAAGAAACAAGCAGCAGAACGTGACAATATTATTTTTAATGCTGCACAAGGTCTTGATTTGTCAAATCAAAAACAAGTTCAAAACTTTGCTGCTTTGGTAAACAAAAAAGCTCGCACCGAAAAAGATGTAGCCACAACAGGTGAAATTAAAACTGTAATGAACCAAATTGCTCCTGAATACAGGGGAGACCTTAACACATCTACTGGTATTAAAGATGTAAATGCTAAGTTAGATACTGCACGGCAAGCATATAAGATTTCTGACTTTGTTACCACCAATCAAATATCTACTGGTAAGTTTGGTGAATTGTATAAAACACTTGATGCGTTTGATACATCTCCAGCATCTTTGGATAAAGTAAATAAAGTTGTTGCAAACCAAGAACTATCTAAGATGATTCTTGACTATGCCAACGCATACTCTCGTTCCGCTACTGGTCGTGGTGTCGCTACAATTGCTGAATTAAAAGCCGCACTAAAAACATTTAGTGAAGCAGGAATGTCTGGAACAAGCTCCGCAAATGTATTTAAATTTATGGGGAACAAAACTGAACAAGAAATTGCTGACAAATACTTTGGTGGCGATATTAATGCCATTAAATTAAAACATTCAAAAGTAGAATCTGTTACGGCTCCTAAAGCTGATGTAGATACATCAAACCCATTACTTCAATAGGACTTTATATGGCTGACCAAATTGGATTAATGGATGTTTTAAAAAACCCTAATTACATTAATGCTAATAAAGCTACTAAAAAAGCAATATTTGAAAAATATTCTGCTAAAGATAAAAATTACTCGGATGCAAATGATGCGACCAAATCAGCTATACGCCAAAAATTTGGAGTAGATAAAGCCGAAGAAAAAGAACCATCCATGATGGAAAAGGCTGGAAAGTTTATTGGAGATGTTTCTAAAGATGTTATTGAATCAGGTGGTATAGTTGACATTCGTAAATTTCTTTCTCCTGAAAAAGCAGCAGAAGCAGTAACTACTGGGGTATCAAAAAAGATTGGCGCACCTATTGTTAAAGATGTATCAATTGACCCATCTAAAATTGGTTCACAAAGTGCTGGTGACTACGCTTCCAAAATAATGCAACGTGGTGGGGAAGGTATGATTGCTGGTACTGGATTGGCCCCATTTACGGGTGGTGGAAGTATTTTAGCTGGAGGTGCTGGCGGCGCTTTACAAGGTCTTGCAGAAGCTACTGCTGCTGATTTAGGATTAAGTGGTGATTTACAACAAGCAGCAGGTATTATGGGGCCAGCAGCAGCAGGTTTTGTAATGTCTAAAATACCACAAACATCCCAACAAATCAATTCAGTTCTAAATAGTGATGCTGCTAATGCTATAAAAAGCAAATTGGCACACAAAGCCATCACTAAAGCATTAGGACTTCCATATTGGACTTCAAGCATTATAGAAAAAGTACCAAAGGCTTTTGAGGGATTAAAAACTCCCGATTACAAGGCGGTTGGCAAAGAACTTGGTGCAACTGGAGAAACATTGGGTATTGGCGGAACAAAATATACTGATGCAGCCAATCAAGAACTATCTCAACTGCACCCAGATATTTCCCCTGCAAAAGGTGAAAAAATATCCAATGTTTTGTATGAACGAGCTAAAACTGCATACAATGACGCAAACGCTGAAGAATCATTTTTGTCATCTCCTGAATTCAAAACTCTTCATGGCGATATTCCAGCCGAAAAAACTAAGTTTGAAGAAATATTCCAAAACAAAAAAGGTGAGGCATACACAGGTGAAGATGTAATCAATAATCTTCAAACTGGAAAAATGGAAAACATATCTTATAAAGATATGGATAAAGCTCGTGAAGCATTAAATAAATATTTATTACGTACAACTAAGGTTGAACACGAAAGTAATGCTAGAGAGGCATTTACCATTGAATCTGCTGCTAGAGCTAAAGATACCCTTCCTGGGTTGTTTGCAGACAATGACGCTAAAGGTATTAATAAAGAACTATGGAATTTAAGTAAAACTCCTGAAGGTATTTCCATTTTCAACAATGAACTTGTAAATGGTTTAAAAAGTACCAATGTTAAAAGTGCTAAGATTCTTTGGGGTAAGATTGGCCCAAATGTTAAAGACAAAATGGAAGTAGACCCCAAGACATATAAAAAAGTTACTGACATTATCAATGGTGCAAAAACTGCTCAAGACATTGACAGAGCAACCCGCATCATTAGACGATTTGCAGCACCCGCAGTAGCAACTGTAACCGTAGAATCTTATAAGGATAAACAATAATGCCACTTAAAAAAGGTAGTTCAAAAGAAACCGTATCTAAGAACATTAAGAAACTCAAGGGTGAAGGTTATCCGCAAAAACAGTCTGTAGCAATTGCTTTGTCTAAAGCTGGTAAATCTAAAAAGAAACCTAAATGAGAATATTATTGCTTGACCCTGCTGGTGCATTAGTTGACTTTGGTGTTCGTTGCCTTGCAGAAGGACACGAAGTAAAGCAATGGATTCGTCCACACGGTCAAGAGCGTTCCAAGATTGGTAAAGGTCTTATTGACCAAGTAACCAACTGGCAGATTCATGCCAAACAAGCAGACCTCATCGTATTATCGGATAACGCTTTTCAAATGCGGGAACTAGAAAAGTTCCATGAAGAGGGTTACCCAATTAT